GTTATCAACATCAGAACTACCAAAGTGGTCAAACAGATAGATGCGATTAGAGCCAAGTGTAGCATCAAAAGCCTCCTTCAATTCCTGTTCATTAGTCGGCGTATCAGGCAAGTGTAACAGTTTGTTAGCATGGAGACTCATAATACTCCGTGCTGTCTTGCGTGTTGACTCTTCCAAGAATAACCCACCAATGTTCCACTCCGTAGTTCTCAACAGGAAGTATAAGATTTCCCGAAGGAATTGACTCTTACCCAACCCGCTGCCTGCGGTGACTGTAATCAACTCCGCTGGTCGGATACCGTACAAGAGCTTATTCAAGCCTTTCCAAGGGTATTGTGCCTCTGCCACAGGCTCTGGTTTGGAGATTTCCTCCCAGAGATCAGCGGCATTAACAATACCATCAGGCACATACGGAGCAGCCCTCCACCATTCATTCACAAAGTCCTTGGTGGCCCCTGCAATCAAGTAGTCACAAGCATCCTTGTAACCTGCCTTGTGCTGGACAATCTTGGCCTTGTTACCGAACAATTCAGCCACTTCCTTAGCAGCCTTCTTACCCGGTTCATCGGCATCAAAGCAGATCACTACCGAGTCAAAGCTGTTCAGCCACTCATACTGGGCTTTACAGTCCTTCAACGCTGCCTGAGCACCGTTACGGATACTCACTGTTGGATAAAGGCTCCCTTGCATCTGGAAAGCTGCGAGAGCGTCAAGTTCTCCTTCTGTGATGGTGACAGCCTTTCCTCCGGCGTGAAAGAGAGACTGACCGAATAGTGTTGCTCCCTTGAAATCTCCGGTGATGGAGAATGACTTTGAAGGAACATTGCGTTGCTTAACAGCCGTTCTAACTCCGTCTGCGTCAGTGTAAGGATAATACTGATTGTCTCCATCGGTCGTTACTCCGTACTTCTCACAGGTTGCCTGACTGATACCTCGGTCAGGGATTGATTTACACGTTCCTTTGATTTCCATCTGTGTTACTTTCCGAGGAGCTACAGCGTCCCTCATTACCGTTCGTTCGTCATAAGCACCTTCATGCTCCGTTACACCACACTGGAAGCAGTGAGTGTGCCCATCATCGTACAGACTGTTCGCGTCAGAGCTTCCGCAGTGATCGCAGGACAGATGACGAAGAAACTTAGATGTCATGTGTGCTCCTTGATGCCGTTCTTCTCCCGCAGCTTTGCTTCGATGGCGTGGGCTGTGATTTGTCCCAACTTCAAAACAGCGTATCCAGTCGCGGTCTTCACCAGCGTCAGGCCGTGAAAACTCAAGTCTTTTTCGATCTGGTTTAGCTCATCCGTCAGCGGCTTGCGCTGTGCTGGTGGGCGCTTGTCCGGCAGATGCACCATTTCATCGCCGCACCACACTGCTCCGCACACACATTGCAGTTCGTGGTTCGCCAATGGTTCGCCATACAGCGGGGCTTCCTTCCATTGGCTGTGATTGACGAACGACCTCATGTGCTTTTGAAATACAGTTTCGTGCGTGCTGCGGTTGACATACATCCACACCACCGGCTCCTGCTCTCGCAACTCCGTTGCTGGTGCTGGCTGCTCTTTCGCTTCGCTGGCCCAGTCCGGAACGGACGTAAGTGCTTCTCGCAGGGCGGTGATGGCTTCGCGTGTTTTGCCTTGGACGCCGAAGCTATCGACGGTCACAGATGACAGTTCCAACGCCTCCAGCGCCAGTTTCAACGCACGTTCCGTGCTGATTGCTTCAGTTTGTTTTGTCATATCAGTCATACCATTGCTCCCTAATCTGATCCTCGATCTCATCCCATGAACGCTTCACCTGACGATCAATACTTTCTAGGTCATTCTGGTCAAGTGTATCCACAATGTCGATGCCCTTGTACCAGACCTCAAGCGTAGGCCATGCGATGCCATAGTCTTCACCGTCACTTTCAAGATCAAAGCAGACAGTGGCTGTAGCGTTCTCGCCGATGTTCAAGTTAAGACTAAAACGGCTCATTTCAAGACCACCTTTAAAAGTGTTAAGGCACCCACAAACAGTGAGACAATCATTCTTGATCTCCCTTAGAGTCCTCAGACATTCGTTTCACTGCACACATCACATCAAACATGACTTGTTCATAGCCATTGGCACGGATAAGTCCAGCCATGTCATCAATCACTGAGTGATACCAACACTCAAACTTGATAAGTTCCTGCTCTTGGTTGTCCATATATTCAATCATTGAATCATTCATGATGTTACCTGTTGATGAAAGTTACTAACATTTAGACACACATATAACATTGCCTATGTTACATAAGCACTCTTAATGTTACTTTAAAGTACCTAAGACATTTCTTCTATGCTTTTATGTCTTCTGTATAAGTACTTATGTAAGTAACTTATAGTATGTTACATCTAAGCATCTATGAAACATCTTAGTGTCTCTATAGTATTATTATATGCCACGATCAATCTTTGTCAAGCCCTAAATTGTAACCGTTTGTAACAGTGTCAAGGTCTAGGTCGTTGCCAAGGGTGTCCAGATCGTCAACATCATCATCAAAATCAGCCTCTTTGACCAGATCAGGCCTGTCCTTTGTCGGGATGTTGGGCATGTCTTTCATGCAACGATTACACAAGTCCAAGAATTCATTGGTCAAGGCATGTCTACGGGTTGATTCATAGTCATTCAATGTTTTATTACAAGCGATACAACGCATTATTTACTCCTCTGGCTATGTAGCCATTAGTTGGTTCATTTGAAGCCTTTGGAGGCCCGTTTAGAGGCCTCTGTGAGCCTTTCGTGATGGTAGGATTAGGTTAATTAGCCAAGCTATCATAGTATCCCGCTAATATGTAAGCACAAAGCACTACAGTTAAGACAATCCAGTGATTGTATCCATTAGGCATTCTCGACCTCCAGTCTAACCATATCCTCAATGTCAAGGATTAGCTGGTAGTCTACAATATCCTTCATATCCGGTGGATTGTCGTCCTTGTACCCCTCAAGATACAGGTCAGTACACCGAACGATCAAGGGCAAAGACTCAATAGATTGAACCTCGCAGAGCCCATACCACTCGCAACCTCTGATAGTGTATACAAATTGTTTAATCTTTATCACAATAAAGCATCCTCATGGTTTGAAGGGTTGAATTTAGGACGCTTATGCCCAGTGTCCAGTGGATTAGGGAAGGCAGGGAAGGGCCACACTTGACGTTTCCACACATAAGCCCCATCAGGTGATTTTGTAACTTTAAAGCGCATCATTTCACCTTTACCAACTTGAACAACCCAAGACAATCACCTCTAACCCACTTATCAGGGACAATCTCGCCCGTGTCAGGGTCATAATAGGCCATGTCAGGCCCGTAATCGTTGCAGTCTAGCCAATGCTGACAGATACCCCGTTCAGAGGCGCTAAAGGCCACTATACCGGATGATTTGAATTGGACTTCGTATCTCATATCATACTCCTAAAGCTTCACAAATTGCATTGTAGGTGTCTGCTTTGCTTTTATAGTAATCATAATTATCGTCACCCGGCTTGAAGTTTTGCCATTGATTGTAGCGCTTGTATCGCGCTATATCGGCCCGCAAGCCATATGGGCTATAGACACCCTTAAAGCCCTCAAGATTGTAATGGGCGATAAAGCCACTGCAAAGATACAGAAACCCGTACCCGCGTTTGTTAAGCTTTTCCGTATCCTTACAAGCGCTGATAACGTTTCGCACAATCAAGCGCTTTTCATTGTCTGTAATAGGTTTGAGCATAGTTACCCCTTAGTGAATGTTATTTCAAGCCTACAATGGCTTTTAAAGCGGCTTTATGGGCCTTCGCGGTATCGCCACGGTATCCGCTAGCGTTAGCCAAGAAATAAGACACTATAGATTTTGCGCTATCGTATCCGAAGCTATCCGAAGCGCTATCAAGCGAACGCATGGCTTGTAGATCAGGCTTGGCCGCATGGTTAACATTTTTCCACTCACGGGAAATTTCACGGGCGATTGTGCTAATGCTTTGCATGATGTATTCCAGTCAATTGTAAACCTACAAAATTGTAGGCCATAACACGCTAACGCTAGCGTGCTACAGTCTACAGTCTATCACTTACCATTCACCCAGCCATTGTAGCGCTGACGTGGTGCATGCTGCAAGGGATACGGGTTAGGTTTGTGTATGATAGCTTTAACTTGATCAACGGTAAGCTTACATTGTAGCGCGATCGCTTCGTAAGTCATACCGCATATCTCCCAATAGTAGACAATATTCTTTTCTGACATAGTTAACCCCTAGTTTAGTGCATGGCAATGGCGATTGTGATTCCCTTAAGGGTTGACATACCGCATGCGTGGCCCTTACCTGTGCAAGTGCCACACGTACCCGGGCACGGAAAGATTTTGGTATCAGGGAAAGCCGCGCGCAAAGCCGCGTTAGTGGCTATTGTGCCATGATCAGTAGACTTAACTTTGCGCCCAATAGATACCGCGACAAATTCGCCACGGGTAATGGGCAAAGCTTTTACATAGTTGACCATTGTAGCGCTAGCATTGTGACCCCCCGAAATATTCAATTGATAATTTGAGGGCCAAGTACCGATAAGGTTATAGCCAAGCAAAGCCGCGAAGCTTTTGCTATACCCGTATGCACGCGCATTAGGTGTATCGTGCAATAGTTGCATCCAGAATGCTACGTCAGCACCACTGCTAAAATCGCCGTCAACGTACAAGCGGAAATCGAAGCCATTGGGCCGGTCAGCCGCTATCAGAGAGAATGCATCAGCGATAACATTAGGTGCGAAGCGAAGCAAATAGGCATTTTGTGCCATGCGTGCAAATGCGGCCGGATACCGCCATGCGCGGTAGCTATAGCAAAAGTTGATACACTCACCGGCGCCCGGGCAAGTCACGCCCGGTAACGTGCTAAAGCTTACAAACGGTAACTTAGAATTACCGCCCAGTGCAAAGATACTAAAGCTGGGTGCATGGGTTGCAAATACGTCAGACAATTTATTAAATGCTGACTGCCAACCAGTACCGCTAAACGCTGGATCAATCTGTAGTGCATACAATGCCCGGCTGATAGCGTTATCATCGCCCGTTTGCACAATGACGGCAAATTCTTGAAGCTTTGCAAATTTAGGCGCGTTGGTGAAAGTCTTAAGTATCATGGTTTTTACCTTGTAAGTAATGGCCGTGGCCGTGGGTTGATTGATAGATTATACACCCAAGGCCAGCAAGACACCCCAAAAGGCGAATACTGCAATGCATGCGGTGGCTATGATGATCCCCTGAACGGGTGATTCTTTGAGCTCGACTGGTGGGATGTAGTTATGCTGGTGCATGGTAGTTTCTCCGGTTTGATGTTAGTTGATCGAAGGCAGCTCAAGACCTGTAAAGCCTTGGTTGACATTCCAGACTTTAATGGCTTTGAATGAATCCAATACTTCACGATGCACTGAAACAGCTTCAGCGCGTTGCAGGTACTTGGTGAATTCATTCATCAAAGCCAGCAGGCTGTGCGCTGTGCATAGCTTGTGCTGGGTGCTGTCCTTGTTGAACCCGATGACTTGCCATTGCTCGAATGTATGGATAGCGTGCATGATGTGATCCTGTTGATGTTGATGGGTTAATTGTAGCAGGGCTTTTACACCCCGCTATAGGTGTTTACCCTTGCGTTGAAGCCTTGCCATAGTGGCAGAATTTAGACTTAGTGTTCTGGTTCGGATAGTCTACCATGTTAAAGTAGCACTGGTGTGCATGCGGTGTAGCTTTCTTGATTTCCAAAACCTTCGCCATTGCATCAGCAGGATCGGTGCAGGCGATGAACGTATTAACCAGCTCATCTTGAAAGCCACCTGCGCGGCCTGTAATAGGTGTATGGCCGATGTCTGACCAGATGTAGACTTGTGTGCGGTATGTGGTGCTCATGTTGAATCATCCTTAAAGCGGCCACCGGGAATCGCTGACCATGAATGAATTATATCAGGCTTTCCCTGTTTGTCTTAGGTTTTCAGGCAATTGTTACATTTTGTTGCATCTTTGTTGTGAAAGCGCTTAAACAGCCTACAAGCCCCTGTGACCTGTGCCCTAGGCTAACCCCTTGGAAGAAGTTGTCCACACCAGTAGTGGTATTTGTCCACAATTTCAACTCTTATATAAGACTGATAACCTGTGCATACCTCTGGCACAATAGTTGCTCAGTTGTGGATAACTTTGCTGGCCTCTAATAACCTGTGGATAACTCTACAATCGGTGGATGCAGTGGCTGGATTGTGACTGGATAGTTTAAATTGTGACTGACAAGTGTACGTTATAGGCACCTACATCGCCCCTCACACTAGCGCACCACCAAAGTACTACACTACCTATAGTGTACCCTACCCAGTACAGACACTACCTATAGTGTTTACATTGTGACTGTACGGTATCGAACATGACTGACCAGTAACTGACTAGACTGACCAGTATAATTATGACTACTCAGTATCGTTTGTGACTACAAAGTCATGGGGGGGATGGGGAGACTTTAGTGTTTATCTTTGCAGGAGCCTCTAACGCTCACAAAAAAGACCATAAAAGAACTTAATTGGGGACAGATTAGACACGATCACTTAAAGCGCTAAGTAGTTGATCGACAAAGAAAAGTAGACAGACTAGACAATCCCTTGTGTGCAGACTTAATTGGGGACAGATTAGTGCTTAAAAGATAGACACTTAACTGACTCGTAACTTACACTAAGAAGTAACATATGTAAATAATTGTAACAATTTACAGAAAAGACTTGACATCTGAGAAATCTATGGTATAATATTTGTATAGAGATAAAAAAGTAACTAAGAAGGTGGTGGACTCTTAAGTTGCTTAAAGACTCTAACGGAATCTGCACAGTTGGATACAACGAATGTAGACGTAACCTAGATGTACATAGATGTCTAAGATACATAGAAGTTACATACTATAAGTTACTTATACTTAGTACTTATAATATTTAACTTATAAAGTTCTTAACATAGAAGAACTTTAAAGTACTTTAAGCGTAGTTGGTGTCTTAGACACTAAATGTTTTGTCTCAACGACAATGCTTGTCTCCCTTAGAAAGGATAAAGACAATGGATGAAGAACCAATTAAAAGAACTAAAGCTGGAAGACCAAAGAAGTCTGAGCTTAAGGAAATCAAAGAAAGTAGATCAGTAGGTCGTCCTAAGGGAGAGGCTGCTATCATCAATGAGTATAAGTTACGTATGCTTAACTCACCTAAGAGTGCTAAGGTCTTAGAGGCTATATACGATGCAGCTTTGAATGATGAACATAAAAACCAAGCGGCTGCATGGAAATTGATTGTCGATAGGATTGTTCCTGTGTCTGCTTTCGAAGCAGCCAAACAAGGTAATGGAGGCGTACCCAGTATTAGCATCAACATTAGCTCTATCGGAACTCCAAAGATTGAAACAGCCGATGATGTTATGGATGTAGATTTTAAAGACACCGAGTGATCGGCTTGAAACACGTTTACAGGTGCGTGTGTCTGAACACCTGTTACCTTTTCAAGAGGAATCAAAATGGAAACTTTAAAATGTAATGCGTGTGCGCGAGACTTACCTTTGGAGTCTTTTAACAAGTGTACTTCTATTACACGTGGCTATCAGTACAAATGTAAAGAATGCACAGCTATCTACAACTCAAGTGAGAAAGTAAAAGCTAAAAAAAGAGAAGAAATCAAGCAGTGGCGTAAAGACAATCCTGAAAAGAAAAAAGAACAGAAGAAACGCCATTACGAAAAGCATTATGAAAAATGTCTGAAAAGAAGCAAAGAGTGGTATCACACTAATAAAGATAGATACCGAAACGGGGCGATGCTTCGTAAGTACGGTATCTCTCTTGAAGAATACAATGCTCTACGTGAACAGCAAAACTACGAGTGTGCTCTTTGCGAAAAACACGAGGATGAAAACTATCAAGGCCTTGTAATTGACCACAGCCATGTCACAGGAAAAGTAAGAAAACTCTTGTGTACTTCCTGTAACGTAGGTTTAGGGATGTTTCAAGATAATCCAGAACTGCTTGAAAAAGCAGCGGAATACTTAAGGAATTGAATGGCTAATTTAAATTGGGAGTTCCTCCCGTGGCAGATCGAAGTATGGAATTCACCTGCCCGTTTCAAGGTCTTGGCCTGTGGACGCCGGGTTGGTAAATCTAACTTCGCTATAAAAAAGACACTGGCTGAAGGACTAGCAGCTCCTCCGGGAAGCGCTGTGGTCTATGTAGCACCCACTCAGTCACAATGTCGTCAGATTGCTTGGGATGCTTTTCTGGAACAAGGACGAGAAGTTATCAAATCTGCACACGTGAACTCAATGGATATTACTTTGATCACAGGTGTCAAAATTCACTTGCGGTCAGCAGAAAATCCCGATACTTTACGCGGCTTGAAACTTCACTTTGCTGTTATCGATGAGGCAGCGTTTGTGAAAGACGACAATATTTGGTCTAGGATTATTCGTCCTGCTTTGTCTGACTTGAAAGGCGGAGCATTACTGATAAGCTCACCTAGCGGCAGAAATTGGTTTTACGAGTTGTACAAAAAAGGTCAAGAGGAAACAGAAACCGAATGGGCTTCATTTCATTACACCACTTACGATAATCCAACGATTGATCCTAAAGAAATCGAAGCTGCTCAGAAATCTTTGAGTTCTTTTGCTTTTAAGCAGGAATTTTTAGCCAACTTTGACAACGCAGGTCAGGAAATCTTTAAAGAAGAGTGGTTGAAGAAAGGTAAGGAGCCTCAGTATGGTTCTTACATTATTGCCATTGACTTAGCAGGGTTTGAAGAAGTAGGTAAGAATCCCGGAGCTGTTAAGTCCCGTTTAGACGAATCAGCTATAGCTATTGTCAAAGTTACAGATGATGGTGATTGGTGGGTAAAAGAAATTGTTCATGGTCGCTGGGATATTAAAGAGACAGCAGCTAAAATCATTGTAGCCATCAAAGAGCATCAACCTATTGCTGTTGGTATTGAACGAGGCGCTTTAAAGAATGCTGTGCTGCCTTTTCTTAATGATCTGATGCGTAAGACAAATACTTACGCTCATATCTCCGACTTAACTCACGGCAATAAACGTAAACAAGATCGTATTGCATGGGCCTTACAGGGTCGTTTAGAACATGGTCGTATTTCTTTTAACGAGGATGAAGATTGGCGAGAAGCTTGGGATCAAATCTCAATGTTTCCAACAGCAGGTCTGCATGACGACTTAGTTGATGCTCTGTCGTATGTTGACCAAATGGCTATCAGTAACTACAACCACGATTACGATCAAGACGATTTTGAAGTCTTAGACGATATTATAGGATACTAACAATGGAAGAAAACTCAGAAAATAGTCAGTACGACGAACCCACAGAGTCCGATAAAGAGCTGACTGAATGGGTTGTCTCCCATACTGACAAGTGGCGCGACTACCGCGACCAGAATTATTTAGATAGCTGGCTCGAATATGAGCGTATCTTTCGTGGTCAATGGGCTGCTGAAGATCGCACACGAGAGTCCGAGCGTAGCCGCTTGATCTCTCCTGCCACTCAGCAGGCTATCGAGACCCGTCACGCTGAGATCATGGAAGCTATCTTCGGTCAAGGCGAGTGGTTCGATATTGAAGATGACATCAAAGACGTTAACGGCACACCGTTAGACGTTGAGCAGTTAAAAGCTCAGTTGATGGAAGACTTCAACCGTGACAAGATCAAGAAAGCCGTAGATCAGATTGAGTTGATGGCTGAGATTTACGGTACAGGTATCGGTGAGATCGCAGTTAAGACCGAGAAAGAGTACGCTCCTGCGACTCAGGCTATTCCCGGCGTACAAGGTCAAGCAGCTATCGGTGTGGTCGAGAAAGACCGTATCGCTGTCAAGCTGGTTCCTGTGAACCCTAAGAACTTCCTGATCGACCCTAATGCTACATCCTTTGATGACGCTATGGGTTGCGCTATTGAAAAGTTCGTATCGGTACACAAGATCGTTGAAGGCATGGAGCGTGGTATCTATCGCAAGATTGATCTAGGCACTGATGGTCCTGATGATGACTTGGAAGCTACCGAAGAATCAGTACAGTATCAAGACAACCGTGTCCGTTTGTTGACTTACTATGGTTTGGTTCCTCGTGAGTACTTGGAACAGCTTGAGAACGAAGAAGCAGAAGTTGAAGACCTGTTCCCAGAGGACTCCTTAGCTGACGAATACTCGGAACTGGTTGAAGCCATCGTGGTTATTGCTAACGGCGGTAAGCTCCTGAAGGCTGAAGCTAATCCCTACATGATGAAGGACCGTCCTGTCATGTTGTACCAAGACGATACAGTCCCCGGACGTGTATGGGGTCGCGGTACAGCGGAGAAGGCCTACAACATGCAGAAGGCCATTGACGGTAGTTTGCGTATGGACAGTGATGCCCGCGCCTTGACAGCCGTTCCCATGATGGCTATGGACGCTACTCGCTTGCCTCGTGGTGCTAAGTTTGAGGTTAAACCCGGTAAAGCGTTCCTGACCAACGGCGATCCTAACCAGATCATGATGCCTTTGCGCTTCGGAACACCTGATGACTCCTCTGTTCGAGCCTCTCAGAACTACGAACGATTGCTCCTGCAAGCTACCGGTACTGCTGACAGTGCAGGTATGCCTTCAGCGGTTCCTCGTGACGCTGGCGCAGGTGGTATGTCGATGGCGATGGCAGGCATTATCAAGAAATACAAGCGTACATTGACGAACTTCCAAGAAGATTTCTTGATTCCGTTCATCAACAAAGCAGCTTGGCGTTACATGCAGTTCGATCCTGAGCGTTATCCTTCTGTAGACGTGAAATTCGTACCTACAGCCACTCTGGGTATCTTGGCTCGTGAGTTTGAACAGCAGCAATTCATCGCATTGTTGCAAACATTAGGCCCAGACACTCCAGTTCTGCCCTTGATTCTCAAAGGAATCTTGGGTAACAGCTCCTTGAGCAACCGAAATGAACTGATTGCAGCTCTGGAGCAGATGAGTCAACCCAATCCTAAGGCTCAGCAGCAGCAACAGATGGTTCAACAAGCAGCTATGGCTAAGTTGCAGGCTGATTTGGCCCTCTTGCAGGCCCAGACTCAGAAGGCAGCCGCAGAAGCACAGCAAACAATGGTTGAAACTCAGCTTATGCCTGAAGAGTTACGCGTAAAAGTGGTGCAAGCCGCTGCTACGAACCTCGATCAGGATGCTGATTTCGCTAAACGTATGAAGTTGGCTGATTTGATGCTCCAAGAGAAGGATATTGACTCGAACGAGCGTATCGCAATCGCACAGATGCAGAACCGTCAGCCTAAATAAACCTAAGGCAACTCGAAAGAGCTGTTAACACTCCTAGGGTAGTGTGCCTGAAACCCTAATCTTTTTAACAGGAGATCAAAATGAAACAATGTGCATTATGCGAGGTTGAAAAACCGCTATCTGAGTTTTCTAAGAATAAAAGATATAAAGATGGTTATTACAAACACTGTAAGAACTGTCATTATGAACATTATGGAAGACACAATCATATTTTAAAAACTTATGGACTTACAAAAGAAGATTATTTACTTCTTTTAAGTAAACAAAAGTATATGTGTTTTGGATGCGGAGCAGACCACACAGAAGATAAACGAGGACGTTTATTTGTAGATCATTGCCATACTTCAGGAAAAGTTAGAGGTTTATTATGTCAGGGTTGCAATTTTGCGCTAGGCGCAATAAAAGATAACACTGATACTTTAAAAAACTTAATTAAATATCTGGAGGATGCAAATGGATCGTGAATTAGAACATTATTATACGGAAACCTTCAGCATGATGTCCACTCAAGGGTGGTCATTCTTGCTCGAAGACCTCGAAAAGTTAAAGCAAGAGCTAGAAAATATCCGCACGGTCAAAGACGCACAATCATTATCTTATCGTCAGGGCCAACTGGATATTCTAGACCTTATTTTAAACCGCAAGAAGACTTGTGAAGAAGTTTATGAGCAACTACAGCAGGAAGCACAGTAATGCGTCGAATGTTTGAATTTGTTTGTGAAGATGGACACATCTCTGAAGCATTAGTTGATGAAACCGTCAGGGAACTCGCTTGTCGAGCCTGTGGTAAACACTCAACGAGAATTGTTTCCAGTGTTCGGTGTAACTTGGAAGGCATCACAGGTGCTTTTCCGGGTGCATATGACGCATGGGAACGCAAGCGAAGTGAAAAGCTGAAGCAAGAGAGGAAAGCCTCTTACGCTGTTCCAGAATAACACTTCAAACGGGTAAGTACTGAGTAATCAGTATTCACATTTCATAGTCCTATAATCTCATTAGAGACAGGAGAATAATAGTATGGCACTTATTGAGCAAGAATCGTTTGACCCAACACTGGACACGATTGATGAAGAACAACCCCAAGAGACTCCCATTGTAGAGGAACAACCTCAAGAGGTCGTGGTAGAGAAAGTAATTCCTGATAAATACAAAGACAAGTCCTTAGAGGATATTGTTAAGATGCACCAAGAAGCTGAAAAGATGATTGGGAGGCAAGCACAGGAAGTACATGAAGTACGTTCATTAGCGGACCAGTTACTCAAACGGCAACTCGAAGCAGATAAACCCACTACTGTTGAAAGTGCGCCCGAAGTTGATTTCTTTGAGAACCCTCAAGACTCAATTAAACGTGCAATCGAAAACAACCCCGCAGTTCTAGAAGCTAAACAAGCTAACCTTGAGCTAAAGCGTATGAAGACAGCGCAACAACTTGCATCCAAACATCCTGACTTTGGCACTATTGCCAACGACACTGGATTTCAGGAGTGGGTGAAAGCAAGCCCTATTCGTATGAGTCTTTATGCTAAAGCAGATGCTGAGTTTGACTTCCCGGCAGCGGACGAACTCTTGAGCACATACAAAGAGTTGAAACAGGTTCGCAACAACAACGTACAGGAAACTGGTAAGAAGCAACAAGCACAAGCTTTAAAGGCCGCTAGTGTGGATACAAGTGGTTCTGGCGAAGTTGCAAAGAAAATTTATCGTCGTGCGGATTTAATCCGTCTTAAGATGACTGACCCAGATCGTTATGAGCAGCTTCAACCCGAAATCATGGCTGCTTATGCACAGGGTCGAGTTAAATAACATTTATTTTTGAAATTATAGGAGTATTCAAATGGGCTTAGGTACCAATCACGTTACAACCACCACCGCAGCAACCTTCATTCCTGAAGTTTGGAGCGATGAAATTGTAGCCGCATACAAAAAATCCCTCGTCATGGCCAATCTGGTCAAGAAGATGAGCTTCAAGGGCAAGAAAGGTGACACCGTTCACATTCCAGTGCCTACTCGCGGTACTGCTTCCGCTAAGACTGCTGGCAACCAAGTTACCTTGATTGCTGCAACCGAAGGCGAAATCGTTGTGCCAATCAACAACCACTTCGAGTACAGCCGCTTGATCGAAGACATCGTTGAAGCCCAAGCTCTGTCGAGCCTGCGTAGCTTCTACACTGATGACGCTGGTCACGCTCTGGCTAAGAAGGTTGACACCACTCTGATCCAACTGGCTCGTGCAGCTCGTGGCGGTAACGCTGCTAACGCTGACTACGCTGGTGGTATCATCGGTTCTACTGGCGCTGCCTACACTGCTGGTACTTCCAACGCTGCCAACATCGCTGACGCTGGTATCCGTGCCGCTATCCAGTTGTTGGACGACCAAGACGTGCCTATGGATGGCCGTTCGCTGGTGGTTCCTCCTGTTGCTCGTAACAGCATGCTGGGTATCAACCGCTTCACCGAGCAGGCATTCAAGGGCAATGGTTCTACCCTGATGAACGGTGAGTTCGGCGACATCTACGGCGTGAAAGTGTATGTGTCTACCAACTGCGATACCGCTTCTGGTAACACTGCTTCTGACCGTGTGGCGCTGATGTTCCACCGCGACTGGGCTGTTCTGGTTGAGCAGATCGGTGTGCGTTCGCAGACTCAGTACAAACAAGAATACCTCGGTACTCTGTTTACTGCTGACACTCTGTACGGCGCTGCTGAGCTGCGTGACTACGGCGCAGTGCCAATCGTTGTGGACGCTTCGGCAGCCTGATGATTGAGGAGGGCCCTTCGGGGCTCTCTTTTGTTTACTACTTATTATCTATGAGTAATAAATAAAGGAGATATGTATATGGTAAGCTTTCAGATGAAACATAGCAATCGTCCTCAGACCATTGCCACAGTTACTCGTGAAGTAGACATTAAGAGCTTTAGGGATAATCCAGAATGGTACGAGATTACTCCTGAAGTGCAGCAACAACAGCAACCTGCTAAAGTCGTTAAACAAGCTAAGAAGACTAAGGAACTCAAATGACAATCTTTCGCGGTCCCGGCGGCACAGGCTCTGCCACTTCTGACTCAGATACCACAGAGTTCCAAGAGTTCTTGGTTCAGTCTCAGGCTGCCCGTGATGCTGCCTTGGCTGCCCAAGCTGCCGCTGAACTGGCAGAAACCAATGCAGAGACTGCTGAGACCAACGCAGAAACTGCTGAGACTAACGCAGAAACAGCCGCTACCAATGCCGCATCGAGCGCCTCTGCTGCTGCTTCCAGTGCCTCAAGCGCTTCGACATCTGCAACTAATGCAGCATCTAGCGCATCAGCAGCATCTACTTCTGCTACTAACGCTTCGGCCAGTGCTTCGGCTGCGGCTGCATCGGCCAGTGCTGCTCTGACATCTGAGAACAATGCAGAGACTGCCGAGACTAACGCTGCTGCTTCTGCCTCCGCTGCTGCTTCTAGTGCATCTACAGCGACCACTCAAGCATCCAATGCTGCTGCCAGTGCTTCTGCTGCTCTGGCTTCCGAGACTGCTGCTGCATCGTCAGCATCCAGCGCCTCGTCTAGCGCATCTGCTGCATCCATTAGCGCCTCTAACGCAGCTACCTCTGCCTCTAACGCAGCTTCTTCGGCTACGTCTGCTGCCAATAGTGCAAGCGCTGCTGCCGCAAGTGCTGCTTCTATCAATCCTGCCGATATTGTACATATTAGTGGTACAGAAACAATTACAGGAGCAAAGACCTTTAGTCAGACCATTACAGGTTCCATTACAGGTAATGCAGGCACAGCTACTAACGGCGTAGTTACTACAGGTTCTTACGCAGACCCTGCTTGGATTACCTCATTAGCAGGTTCTAAAGTATCTGGAAACATCAGTGGTAACGCTGCCAATGTAACAGGCACTGTGGCTATTGCTAATGGCGGCACAGGTTCTACTACAGCTTCTACTGCTCGTACAGCCTTAGGTGTGGCTATAGGTACTGACGTACAAGCATACAGTCCTAACCTTAGTGCTTATGCCTCTACAGGTATTGGCTTCCGCAACCGCATCATCAACGGTGACATGCGGATTGACCAGAGGAATGCTGGGGCAAGTGTTACTTTGACAAATAGTGCAAACGCTTTTGCTGTTGATAGGTTTGTGGAACTTATTTCATATTCTTCTGCTGCATACACGGCGCAAAGAAGTTCTATTGCACCTGTCGGGTTTGCAAATAGTTTGCTTATTACAACCACTACGGCATCTTCCACAAGCGCATCAAATTACGCATGGATTCAACAAGTAATTGAAGGCTACAACATTGCAGATTTAGGTTGGGGAACAGTAAACGCTTCGCCAATCACATTGTCGTTTTGGGTTCGGTCTTCGTTAACTGGTACTTTTGGCGGAGCTTTGCAAAACAATGCTCAAACACGGTCTTATCCATTTACCTACACAATCAGTGCCGCAAACACTTGGGAACAAAAGACGGTAACGATTGTAGGCGATACAACAGGAACTTGGTTAACAGATAACAGTGGTGGTATCCGTCTATTTTTTACACTTGGCGCGGGTTCAACATACAGCGGCACAGCAGGCGCATGGGCAGGGGCAAATTACTATTCAGCCACCGGCGCAACCTCCGTAGTCGGCACCAACGGAGCCACCTTCTACATCACCGGAGTCCAACTCGAAGCAGGCACTGTTGCAACCCCGTTTGAGCGCAGGGACTACGGGCGTGAGCTGATGATGTGTCAGAGGTATTGCATGGTTGATACCAATGGGAGTTCTGCATACAGAGTTTTTGGTAATGGTGTTGCTGCTAGCAGTACAGGTGGGTATGTTGTGCGGCAATTGCCTGTTTTTATGAGAACTTCTCCATCCGTGACTGTAAGTTCTGGGACAGCATTTTTGGCCGATGTTGGTGGAACTGCCTCAACAACAACTTCGGTAACAGACAACGGCTACAGCACTGTATCTACGGTGCGAGTTGCCGTTGGTGTTGCCAGCGGTCTGTCCGCTGGTCAGTCACTTGTTCTTGTGTCTGATGGATCAAGCTCGTTGCGTTCAATTACTTATTCTGCGGAGCTTTGAAATGTACAAATTAAAAATCAGTACAGCCTATGGGCAACAGGTAAAAGTCATCATTCGAGAAAATGCAGATGGCTCTGTCACATCTTTCGGTGAGTATCCAGATAATTCAGACTACGCCGAGTACCTGAAATGGCTGGCCGAGGGCAATGAGCCATTACCACCAGAGGAGAACTAATATGCCACTCAAAAAAGGCAAATCAGATAAGACAGTATCCGAGAACATCTCCATGATGGTCAAGGAAGGTAAACCTCAGAAGCAGGCCGTTGCTATTGCCTTGAGCGAAGCAGGCCGAAATAAGCCTGAGCGTGGTGAACGTACCAAGAAGAATAAAGAGAAGAAGAAATCCAAATGACACGCCCAGTATCGGTAGGTGTTAACCTCACATCAGGAGCTGCTACGACAATCTACACAGTTCCTCTTGGTTACTTTGCTAAGTGGAACTTGATGTATATCTTCAATAACTCAGGTTCTACTAAGAGTATATCAGTGTACTGGAGAGATTCAAGCACCTCCACAAACATCTATGTGCAAGACGGTGGCATTGCCGCTAAAAACTATGTACGCATGGATGGAGGGGCATACGTGGTCATGGAAGAAGGAGATACTGTAGTCATGCAAGATGAAGCAGGTAGCTCATTCAGTACTATCTGCACCTTTGAATTGTTTAAGAAAGAAGGAATATAAGTTATGGCCCTGCCAACATACCTTGAGCTTGTCAATGATGTTCTCGTTCGTATGCGCGAACCTGAAGTCACGACAGTCAATGAAAACACATTATCGAAGCTTGTTGGTAGGTTGGTGAATGATGCCAAGCGACAAGTAGAAGATGCCTACGCATGGAATGCTTTAACAGATACCTTGATGATCGAGACCTTAGCCAACACATACGGCTATGTGCTCAATGGTTCAGGTACTCGCTTTAAAGTCATTGATGCCCAAGACATCACCAACAAGTCCCCTATCCGTGCCTTGACTACATCTAAGATGTCTGAATACTTGTTGAACAATACAAGTGCAGGTAATCCGATGTACTACAACTTTAACGGTATCCACACTACAGGCGATACCAAGGTTGACTTCTACCCTGTTCCAACAGCAGGTTTGACTCTGTACTTTAACCTGTACATTCCTCAGCCAGAACTGACAACTGACTCTCAGACAATGCTGGTTCCTAAGGAGCCTGTGGTGTTAGGTGCATTTGCCCGTGCCTTGGTTGAGCGAGGTGAAGACGGTGGCTTGAACAGTACCGAAGCCTATGGCCTGTACAAAGCTTCCTTAGCTGATGCCATCGCTATTGAAAGTTCTCGCTATGTTGAGGAAGAGACTTGGGAGGCTGTGTAAGCTATGGCTCAGGCTCTTCAAACATTTAGCATTACTGCTCCGGGATTTTACGGATTAAATAGTCAGGACAGTTCATTGGACTTAGCCTCTGGCTTTGCTCTGACAGCAGTCAACTGTGTTATTGACCAATATGGCCGTGTGGGTGCTCGTAAAGGCTGGACACCAAAGAACACAACCAATGCTGACTTAGGCTCTGCCAACGTAGAAGCCATCGGTCAGTTGGTTACAGACAGCGGTGTTGAGTACACTATCGTAGCGGGTAACAATAAGCTCTTTAAGCTTGTGGGCAATACACTGACTATGCTGGCCTACGGCGGTGGTGGTACAGCTCCTACGATTACGGCTAACAACTGGCAGATTGCAGCCTTGAACGAGTGCTTGTATTTCTTCCAAGCTGGGCATGATCCTCTGGTGTTCGACCCTGTTGTAAGTACTACTACGTATCTTCGGGTGTCTGAAAAGTCAGGCTACACAGGTACAGTCCCTGCCGGTAACATCGTACTGTCAGCCTACGGACGCTTATGGGTAGCTGACTTAGCTGCTGAGAAAGCTGTTGTTTACTGGTCAGACATCCTTTCAGGACATAAATGGGCAGCAGGCTCTACAGGCTCTATCGACGTATCCTCTGTGTGGCCTAATGGCGCAGATAACATTACAGGCTTAGCCTCTCACAACGGATTCTTGTTCATCTTCGGTAAGAGCAATATCTTGGTGTACTCAGGTGCTCAGGACGTACTCTCAGCAGGTGTATTCAAGATTTCTGACTCTTTGACAGGCATCGGCTGTATCGCTAGAGACACCATCCAGAACACTGGCTCAGATGTTATCTTCTTATCGGATACAGGTGTTCGTAGCGTACTACGTACTATCCAAGAGAAGTCTGCTCCCTTCCGTGACTTGTCTAAGAATGTACGTAATGACCTAATGAGTGCTGTCGCAGGCGAAGTCCTTAGCACAATTAAGTCTGTGTACAGTCCTTTTGAGTCTTTCTACCTATTGTCTTTGCCTAGCCTTAAGACTGTGTACTGTTTTGACATGAAGACTGTCTTACAGGATGGCTCTAGCCGGGTGACTACATGGGATAGTTTGGAGCCTAAAAGCTTCTGCTACATGCGAGATAAAAGCTTACTGATCGGTAAAGCAGGCTATGTAGGTCAGTATGGCGGTTATCAGGATAACGGTAACTTGTACCGCTTCCAGTACTTTACTAACCACACTGACTTAGGCGCTCCGTCTGTAAGTTCTGTCCTAAAGAAACTCTCTGTTGTTGTTATTGGCGGTACTAACCAATATGTGACAATTAAGTGGGGATACGACTTTAAGGAAAACTTTTACTCACAAACTGCAAAAATTCCTACTCAGGGTATTGCAGAATTTGGAATTAACGAGTATAATACTAGTGGGACAGAATTTTCTGATGGTATTTCTCTGCAAACACTTGTTGCATACCCTACAGGAGCAGGTAAGGTTGTTCAGACCGGCTACGAAGCAGACATCAATGGTTCTGCTTTAAGTATCCAGAAGATCGAAATTCAGGCTAAAAATGGAAAGATTCTATAATGACAAGCTACGTAAAAAGCACTAACTTTGCCAGTAAAGACTCACTGGCTTCTGGTAATCCTTTAAAGATTATCAAAGGCACTGAGTTCGATATTGAGTTCAACAACATCGCTACTGCTATCGACTCTAAGGCAGACACAACCAGTCCTGTATTCGCAGGAACCCCTACGGCTCCTACGGCAGCGTCAGGTACTAACACTACTCAGTTGGCTACTACAGCATTCGTAACAGCAGCCCTGCAAGCAGTGTATCCGGTAGGCTCTATCTACATCAACGCTGGAGCTACTACCAATCCTGCTACTTTGCTTGGTTTCGGTACTTGGGTAGCCTTCGGTGCTGGCCGAGTGATGGTAGGCTTGAATGGTGCTGATCCGCTGTTTGATGCTTTGGAAGAGACTGGCGGTAGCAAGGATGCTATCGTTGTCAGTCACTCACACACAGGTAGTACTGCTTCTGCTGGCTCACACAACCACATTGGGGGTACTCCTACTCAGTCAGGTCAGACGATCTACGGACAAAGCGGTGCTTCTGCGGTATCCCGTACAGGTCACGCTTCCGGTGAAGTTGGCTACGGTATGTACACAAGCACTGAAGGCGCTCACTCGCATTCAGTTACAGTGGACGCAGCAGGCTCCTCCGGAACTAACGCTAACCTCCAGCCATACGTTACAGTGGCTATGTGGAAAAGGACTGCTTAACCTATGAAAACACCTGTAATAAACACAGATGACTACACTGTCTATTTAGAGTACTTCTCTAACAATACATTTATTCATTGTGATTGTTACAGGTGGACTAAGACGGTTAAGAAACAACTGAAAGCAGACTTTGATAAGCTCGTAGACATTCACGGTAAGCCTATCTTTGCTATACACGAACTGAACGACAGTAAACATTTAAGGTTTCTGGGTATGATGGATTTTAAATATCATTCCGATTTCATCGGTGATGACAAACAAACACGACAACTATTTGTGAGGGTTAAATAATGGGTATCGAAGCTGCTCTTATCGGTGGAGGCTTAGGCCTCTTAGGTGGTGTTGTGAGCGGAAATGCTGCCGAAGACGCAGCACGTACATCCGCTGATGCACAATTACGGGCTGCTCAGATGGCAGCAGAAGCTCAGAAGTTCCGTCCAGTGGGTATTACTTCCCGCTTCGGTACTTCTCAGTTCACAATGTCTCCTGAGGGTTATGTCACAGGCGCAGGCTACGATGTAGCTCCAGACATTGCAGCTCTGCGTGATCGCTTACTGTCTCAAGCAAGCGGTCAAGGTGTCCAGACAGCGGAGCAAGCGCAGGCAGCTCAGCAGCAACTGTTCGGCTTAGGTCAGCAGTATCTGGCGCAGACTCCGCAGCAGGCAGCACAGGATTGGATGGCTTCTCAGCAGGCTCTGTTGCAGCCAGCCCGTGAACGTGCTCAGGCAGGCTTGACTCAGAATCTGTTCAACACAGGCCGTGGTGGTGTTGCTGTCGCTCAAGGCGGCATGATGGGCGCTGCTAACCCTGAACAACAGGCTCTGTTGAATGCTCAGGCATTACAGGACTTGGAACTGGCTACCCGTGCTCAAGAGCAAGGCAGAGCAGCTACTACCTTCGGTGCAGGCTTGTTCGGTACTGGCTTAGACTTGGCCTCTGGCGGTTATAATCCATTGAAGACACAGTTTGGCTTGGCTCAGAGCTTGGAAGCCGCTGGTCAATCTCCTCTGGATATCGGTGCTCAGTTGGGTGGTCGTTCTGCTGCCGCCGGTGCTAACGTGGGTCAGACATTGTTCCAAGGCGGTACTAACGCTGCTCGAGCAATGGAAGCTGCTAATGCTTACAGCCCTGTGGGAGCTGCTTTCAGCGGTCTTGCAGGTAACAAGCAGTTGACACAAGGCTTAGCTAACTGGATGACAGGTTCTCCTATCACTCCTCAGCAGCAGTACAATCAAGCAACACAGTATGCAGCTACCTCGCCTACTGGCTGGTTAGACTTTTAAAGGAACGGTAACAATGGCTGAAGTAGTTAATAGTTTATTTGGGATCACTCCAGAATCCCTCATGGCAGAGCGTGAGAAGGCTTTGCAGACACAAGCCATGCAGTACGCTCAGGCTGACCCTTTCCAGCGTGCTACCGCTGCAATCTACTCTGGTGCTAATCGCTTAGGAGGCGCTGTAGGTGGACTGCTTGGTGCTCAAGACCCTGAGATGATGCGTATTCAGCAACGTCAAGGTGTGTTGCAGAACTTAGACCTGACCAATCCTGAGTCTTTGAAACAAGGCATACAGACTGCTATGCAGAACAAGGATTACCAACTGGTCAGTGAGCTGACTAACCGTTATCAGCAACGTACTGCTGCTGAGCTGGCTGCACGTAAGACTGAAGCTGAGATTACAGCTAAGACTGCTGAGAAGAAGTCATTCTCCGTGGGCGACAAAGCATTCTTAGCGTTGGCTGCTAAAGCTACCCCTGCTTCTGTTAAAGCTGCTCAAGACGCAGGTAATGACATTAGTTTGCTTGATGTTCCAGAAGCTGAAAAAGTTTCTACTTATGGGCAAGTGTTAAAAGACGCTGGCCTAACTCCGGGAACACCTGAGTTTCAAAAGCGTATGCAAGAATTTGCCGCTGCTGAGTTGGAAGGTACTAAGCAAGGCAAAGGAGCAAAGATTACTAACGTGCTCCCCGGCGTGGGTAAAGCAGGGGATGTTACAGGTCTTCGTAAAGACTTGCAAGCTATTACTAAGCCTTATCAAGATCAGTCAGACGCTGCTCAAGACGCTATTGAACTGGCAGACATGGCATTGAAGAGTAACAACTTTGCTGCTGTTTCTAGCTTGTCACGTAGTCTTGCTAAAGCAGCCGGAGAAACTCAACTGTCCCGCGCTGATGTGGAAGCATTCGGTATTGATCCCTCTTTAGTTGGTCGCGTGTCTGATACTATTTCTACACTGACTCAAGGACGACCAACAGCAGATACTTTAACTAAGTTGCGCCAGCTTTCTGAAGCTTTGAAGAAGAAAGCAGACTCCCGTATCTCTGTGGAGGAACAGCAGTTGCAAGATACCGCAAGGGTCAGTGGCTTGTTTACCGAGCCTCAGATTAATACTGTATTCCGTCGACGTCCTTCTAGCGCACCTGCAAAGACAGCTTTTACTTCGGTTAAAGAAGCTGAAGCAGCTAATCTCCCTAAAGGGACAATTATCACAATCAATGGCCGACGAGCCGTAGTGGAGTAACAATGGCTATTAAATTTCTTGACGATGCTGAACAACCAAGCACTATTCGATTCTTAGACAATGCTCCTGTTAGCCGTGAAGAATTGATTAGCCAGATTCCAACAGGAGGCACTCCTACAGTGCCTTTGACTGCTCCTGTCCCGTCCGCTAACGAGCGTATGGTGCGTAACCTGACTGCTGGAGTTGCTACTGTTCCTGCTGTGGCTATCCCTGCAAAACTGTTTCAGATGGGGACGGTAGGTACACGGGCGGCTCCTTATGGACAAGCTGCTGCTAATCTTTTTGTTCCTAAGTCCGGTGCAGATTTGGCTCGTCAAACAGCCTTGAGCGCAGGAACTGCTGTAGGGGCAGGTGAAATTGGTCAAGCGGTTGCTGAGAAGACAGGCGAAGAGTACCGTTTACCCGCTGAGATGGTTGCTGGCTTAGGTCTTGCCTTGCCTGCTAACTCTATGTTGACAGCAGGGGAGCTTGGAGTCAAAGGTTTAATTAATCGAGCAACAGGTAAAGAGTTCTTTGATTTCGGCACACAAGCAGCTACTACTTTCGGAGCAGCTAGAGCAGAAGCCCGTTTGCGTACTGCTATGCAGTCTAATCCTGATTTGGCTGCTGACTTGGCAAGAGCTTCTGAAATTGAGCAGATGACAGGGGTTAAACTGCCTATTCCTGCTGCTGCTAAAGGAGACACTACTCTAACCGGATTGCTGGCCTCTCAAACATCCCGTGGCGAGAATGCTGCTTTTACAGCGGCAATTAAGCAACAGGAAAAGGATGCACTAGAAGCTGTTAAAACAGCCCAGAAACAGTTAGCCGGTGATCCTCGCAATGCTGCCCTGACCGCTGAAGTAGAGGCTAAGAAACTGGCCTATGAAAACTCTCGTCGCGAGACTGCTTATGCAATGAAGCAGGCTAACATTGAGCGCCAGATCGGAGGAATTGAGACACGCATCCAAGACCTGACTTCTGATGCTTTGATGGTCCCGACAGGTAAGGAAGACGTAGGTAATCGTGTTACCAACTTACTGAATGCCCGTGAAGCAGTCATCCGAGAAGAGTTTAAACCTCTGTATGAGAATGTCTTGAAAGATGCTTCTAAACAAGGCATTGAGATGGAATCTCCTGTGGTTGCAAGTCTGTGGAACTTTGTGAAGCAGCGTCAGGCAGAAGATGTGTTCAACAAGTTTCCTGCTTTGGACTCAGCGATTAAGAAAGTTTTGGCCCCCACAAAAGCTCCTGTAAGTGGGGCATTTGCTGCTAAGTATCCTAATTTAGTCAAGTCTGTTGAAGGTACGTTCAAGCCAATGGACGTTAATTCTATCGACTCATTGAAGCGAGGTATTAACCGAGCTATTGGCGACACTCAAGACAAGGACCAGTTGCGTATGTTGTACGAACTGAAGAACCGTTTTGATGAGTCCTTGAGCACGCTGCCTGAGGATTTTGTGCAGTCATACAAAGGCTTAGACAAACAGTATGCTGAAAAGCTTGGTATTCCTTTTAGCGAAGCAGGGGTAGTATCCGTTGACCGGGCACGCTTTGTTGAGTCCACTGTACCTATGCTGACAAGCAAGCCTTCAGCTATTCGCCAGATTCTGGCAGCTACTGACAACTCGCCAGAGGCTGCGAAGATCATTGAAGATGCTTTCTTGATGAAGATTAGCCAGACTAACGGTATTGTTAATCCTAATACTTTGTCTGTTAATCCTGCTGCTTTGCAATCTTTCTTGCGTAAGAACACAGAGGCTATTGACCAAGTTCCCGGCTTACGCGATAAGCTTGAGAAACTGTCTTCAAATGTTGATAGCTTGCTCAGCAACCGTGAGCGGTTACTTGACATGCAGAAGAACGCAGCTATTGGCAAGATTGAGAATGTCTGGTCGCGTGCTTACGGTCAAACAGGAGGCTTTGAAGGTTTTGTGAACCGTGCTTTGGATAACCCTGAAGAACTCAAGCAGCTTATGGCTGCCGCAGGTTCAGATAGTACTCTTCAACGTGGCTTGAAAGCTGTTGTCCTTGACTTAGGGTTAAAATCTTCTAACAAGTTAGGTTTCTTTGAGGATAAAGCGCAGACAATCAATGCTCTGTTTGGTAAGGACCATGCACAGAATGTGAAGGCTTTGTTGGAGGCTTCTGAGCGGTTAGCTAAGAATCCAGTAATGGCTAAGATCAACCAGTCGTTGACTCAAACAACTCGCTTTGAGGAGTTAACAGGCTCTGATCCTGCCCGCGCTGCTTCTCTGCTTCGTCAGCAAGTGCAAAGTACGTTTTACAAGGTGTCTACTCTTTTGAGTAAATTCCTCCAGAACAAATCTGCAAAGTCCGAGAACACAGAGATTCAGGAATTTCTTAGCAACCCTAAGAATGTGAAGGATATGTCTGAAGCTATCAAAGCACTTGAAACAGGAACTGAGCAGGGATTCAAAAAGGCTAAAGCCATCGGAGGCAAGCTTTTAGGCAATGCTTCTACTGCTGCTTTGATTGGTGCTTCTGCTCCTGCACGTATCATTGAACGTGACGAAGTGGCTAACCCTGAGGAGTAACTATGACATTCTCATTCGGAACCAGAAGCAAGGAACGCTTACAAGGCGTACACCCTGATCTAGTGAAAGTGCTAGAGGAGGCTATCAAAGAGTCTCCTTTGGACTTCTCCATCACCGAAGGACTACGTACCAAGGAGCGTCAGAAGGCGCTCTTTGATGCAGGGAAGTCTCAGACGATGAACAGCAGACATCTGACAGGTAAGGCTGTGGACATTGCTGTTATCAAAGATGGTGAAGTTACTTGGGACGCTAAGTATTACATTCCTGTGATCGACCATATCAAGAAGATAGCTAAGTCGATGGATATTCCTATTGTATCCGGAGGTGATTGGATTACATTCAAAGATTATCCGCATATCGAATTACACAGGAGTAAGTACATATGATCGAACTGCTATTACCTTTCGCAGGCAAAATCTTAGATAAGTTCTTCCCTGACCCTGCTCAAAAGGCAGAGGCTCAGGTGAAGTTACTTGAGTTGGCTCAATCGGGCGAACTTGCTAAGATGGCTAATGAGACTGAGCTGTTCAAGACAGAGCAGGATAACCTCACAGGCCGTCACGTAGCTGATATGGCTTCTGACTCTTGGCTGTCCAAGAACATCAGGCCATTGACACTTGTAGCTATCTTCACTGGTTACTTTACCTTTGGCATCATGGATGCTAACGGCATCAAGGCCAATGAGACCTATGTGCAGCTCTTAGGTCAATGGGGTATGTTGGTTATGTCCTTCTACTTTGGTGGACGTACTTTAGAAAAGATTATGGAAATCAAAGGAAAGAAGTGACATGTCAGAAGAAGTATCACACAAAGAAATCTATGAAAGGCTCTGTAAGGTAGAAACCAAGGTGGATAAGGTTGCAGAGGACACCGAAGGCATGGTTAAAGCCTTCAACGCTGCCTCCGGAGCCTTTACCGTCCTTGAATGGGTTGCTAAGATAGCTAAGCCATTGCTGTGGATCATAGCTACGGTGACAGCATTCGTGACAATCGCTCACAATAGTAAACCGTAAGGAGTTACGATGGCAGGTTTATTTGACCCCTCAACTATTTATACACAGCTAGCCGCTGTTGGTCTTCTTCCTCAGTGGGCAGCTATGCCTAAAAGCCCTGAAACAGGTAGTCCCAGCTACTATCCGGCTTTAAATCGGATGTTTGTTGATAAAGAGCAAAAAGATGAGGTAAGCCATGAGATGACACACGCAGCTCAAGGCAATCTTTTAGAAGCTACGGCTTCTTTGTTAGCAGATAAGAAGAAAAAGGGTAAGTTGTCTGAGCAGGAGTCTCAGTTTTTAGAGTCTTATTCTAAATTAACAGGAATGGCGTATAGTGCTAGTTCGTTTGACAGGAAAAAGGAAAAGGAATTGGCAGAAGGGCAAAGAAAAGTAGTAGATGCTTTGTACACAAGTAGATTAAAAGAAGAAGACAAAAACAGCAGCTTTAATCGTTATCGGACAACTCCAAAGGAGTTACAAGCTTGGGGAGTAGGTAATATGTCTGTTCCTCGTGTTGGTTTTGATCCTACTCCTTCGGGACTCCAACATCTTGATCCTTCCTTTGCAACTGAGTTTGATATTTTATTAAGTATGTACAAGCAATTACCTAGTAATCTAAAACAAGAATCTGCACAGAAGCGTAAAGGTAGTATTCAATGGGGTAAAAACTGGTACCGAGACCAAGAGGATATGTTGAAGAATGCTACAACATATGAAGATGTTTTTGCTGATCCATTTAAATCTTCTATCAAGTAACTAAAAAGGCCACTAGAGTTCATCGCTCTAGTGGCCTTTTTCATTTACTCTTCAGTTTCTTCCTTAACTTTCTTAGGCTTAGGATTGCTTAGTCCGTTGAGATACTTATAACGCTTACCCATTCGCTTAATCGCCTCGTCAGAGTCAAACCAGAACTCCTTACCGTTCTTCAGTTCCTCCAGCTCCTTATCCGTCAAGAACCCTTTGTAGGCTTGGTCAAGTAGCTTGTTGATCTGTCTCGTAGCGAAGTCAGTCTGGCCTTTGACATTCGGCACAGTACCAATGGAACCGTAATGAGCAGTATGAAGCATGAACTCAGCAGAATCAGCAATATAACATTCGGGAGCCATACAAGCCAACATACTAGCTGCTGAGTACGCAGCACCGATAACCGTAACAGATACATCACCTCGACATCCTTTCATTGCTTCGATGATCTGCCAGATAGAGTCGGTACGTCCACCTGAGCTATTCACCAACATATTAACTGAATCATTCTCGTTGCAAGTAGCCAAGCAATGGATCACATCACGGTAGTTACTAGGAGCGGTAATGTCATCGTCAATGAACACCAAGTGAGTATTCATCTGCTGAGTGATAGTACGGATCAAGCCCTTCTGCTCTGGCATCATCATCATTAGTTCTTCAATGTTCTCGTTAGCTTTCATTCGTTCGTCCCAATCATCATTTTACCTGTCCGTGGTCTAAAAGACCAAACACAAGGAGGATCATAATCGTAGTCGTAATCAATTTCAATAAGATAGATATTGACTGTATCCTCATCTTTAATTTTATTTGCCTCTATTTTTGCTAGCTGCATCGTTGAGAACACTGCACGAGGAATTTCCCCTTCATAGTCTGTTCCTGTCGTGAGTAAAAAAATTTCGTTAGTTTTAGCCACAATATGTCATCTCCGTTGGTTTGATTGTAATAGAGTCGGTCTCTGTCCAGTCATCATATAACTGAGTTAGCGTGGCGACTACTTCTGTTAGTCGTTCAGGAGTAACAAAGACACGCCTTTCGTCTAAATAATTCTGCTTCTTTAGTTGAACAATCCACATTTGATTTTGTTTCACTTTTCCTCCTTAACAGGTACATACAGTGTGTTCAAGGTCTCAAATGAGCCATCATCGTGCTTTGCCACAACAATAGATGTACGGATATCATCTGCACCAAGAATAGGATGATCCAAACCAGAGACACGGGCATATTCTACCTCACCGTCTTCGTTTGCATACCGCCCATACGCTTTCTGGTGCATAAAGGCTAGTTCGGACTTATAGAACTTAGCTGTTCCTATAAAGCGAACAACAGGTTTATTTTGTGTCATACACCATCCTCATAGTTAGTCTTGGCAATAATATAGTTCTTAACTAAGGAGCTACGAACAATATCGTCAATGTAGAACTCAATCCGTACAAATTCCTTCATACGTCCTGCAATGTCAAAGAACTTCAGGATGCCTGACTTATCATCCTTCTTCTTCAGATCAGTCTGTCGGTAGTCGCCACAGAAGATAATCTTGGACTTATCACCAACACGAGTAATGATGGTGTCAAGCTCCTCGAAGGTCATATTCTGTACCTCATCTACGACAATGATACTGTTAGAGAATGTAGTCCCTCGGATGAACGAGGTAGACACAAACTCAATATGTCCTTGCTCTACCAGCCTATCCCAAGCATCCTTACGCTTGAACAGGTCACTACAGATTTGTCGATAGGGTTGAATGTACACCTCCATCTTCTCGTCTGCATCGCCCGGCAAGAAACCAATGTCACGACTCTGGACACTACTGCGGATCACAGTCACCTTGTTAAAGGGATTGTTTCGATCCATAGCCTCTTCCAAGGCTTTGTACAAGGCAATGTATGTCTTACCTGTGCCTGCTACTCCGTGCAGGGCCATGAAGTAGTTGCTGGCCTGATACGCCTCGAAGAAGTCCATCTGCTTCTCAGTCTTAGGCTTGATAACTGTCATGTCATCTAGCTTCAACTTCAAGCTGTTACTGACCTTCTCACGAGGAGTCAGTTCCTTAGCTGGAATAGCTCTGCTCATTGTCTGTTTACTTGCCATATTCTCCCTTACTCTTCGTTAATGAATTCTACATGTGGCATCTGACGCACCTGAGGAAACTTCGCTAGGAAGTCCTCACGGGCCATATCTTTGCCTACATTGATCTCTGTAAACGACTCGCCTTCGCGTGTAAGGCGAGCCTTCAGAGCCGTACAAGCAGGGCAGTTATCCTTGCTGTAGACTACAATTTTCATGTTACTCCTTTATGCGTGACAGGCAACGCATTCGCCAGAGCTGGCACTAACGCCTGCCTTGGTACGAATGTAATACAGACTCAAGATACGAGGGTCTTTAAACGCTGCCTTGTGTACAGCGCTGATATGTTCCTCTGGATCATCTGCACCGAAGAACAGATTGATGGATTGACCTTGACAGATATAAGCCTGACGATCAGAAGCCTGCTGAAGGATCACATATGGATCAATCTCAAAGGCTGTCTTGAACACCTGCTTCTCTTCATCGGTCATCCACGACACATGCTGGATAGAACCGTCATGGCTTGCAATCTCAAGCAAGGTCTCACGACTGTATACACCTTCACGCTTCATAATCTCCAGCAGCTCAGGCACTACTCGGATTGTTTCTCCCCCGGCTCCCTGCTGGACGAATACGTTTCCAATAAACGGTTCAATACCTTGTGATACCCCGCCCATAAGCTGGCTTGTTGACATGGTGGGAGCAACAGCAAGACGGTGTGTATTTCGGACTCCAAATCCTTTGCAATAAGCAGGTTCTCCAAGTTGTCCCGCGAGATACCGGCTTGCCTCTGTTGACTTCTTGTTAAGGTCATTGAATATCTCCACGTTGAGTTTCTGAGCTTGGAAGCTCTCAAAAGGAATCATCTTCTTGTGCAACAACGAGTGCCATCCAAGAACACCAAGGCCTAGCGCACGGCTCTTTTCAGTACTCGCCACCGCCTTTTCAAAGCCTCTTTTGCCAGCAGCCATCGACAAGAACTCACTAGTAACACAATCAAGAAATACTGTCGCAGTAAATACAGCATCCGTGTCTTTCCACTCATCATACTTCTCCAAGTTCATAGAAGCCAAGATACAGGTGAATGTCTCTTCCTCACCGCTGTGCAGCATGATCTCTGTACACAGGTTAGAGGCTTTAACATCCAAGTTGTGAGCTTTGTACATCTCAGGACGAGCTGCTGCTACCTTATCGGTGAACAAGAAGTAGCCCTTACCTGTCAACATCTTCAGCTTCAACGCCTTCTGATAACGCTCAATAGCTTCAGGATGCCCACTGTCCAAGGACTCCATGAAGTCATTGCTGATCGTCCAGCCCACGTTCGCATCATCAGGGTTGTTCTTGACCCAATCAGCCAACTCGTTAAAGTCAGGATGATCGATAGGCAAGTAACCAGCCCAAGCACCTCGACGAGCAACGCCTTGAGTTACTCGCTTCATTGCGTCTACGTAGGTTTGAAATACAGGTAAAACTCCTGAAGCAGTCCCACCAGTGGCGATTTGCGAACCACGGGGACGAATGTCGCCAAGGTATCCGCTAGTGCCAAAGCCGTTCTTAGTGAGCACAGCAGTATCAAGTAGCTCGCCATAGAAGTCAGCAACAGAGTCACCAATGTACTGACCACTACAAGCCACAGGCATCCCTTTGTTAGTGCCCAAGTTAGCCAGCGTAGGCGTTGAAGGGCTAAGCCAGCCGTTCCAAATAACCTCGAAGAACTTTGCATACCAATCTGTTCCATCCTTTGGTGCATGTTTAGCTGCCGTTGCAGCAATCTGTTCCACACGATTCTTAAAGCTTGTGGAGCCTTCCATGTATTTGCTCTTGAACAAGCCCCAGCCGCCTGTCTGATACCAATTTGGTAACAATCCCTGCTGTTGCAGACGCTTACGCTCCGCACTCAAGAACTCATACTTATTATCCAATACTGCACTTACCATACAAAACCTTTCTCGTTCCACTTACGGTTATACTGATTGCCAACCTTGGCAAAGAAGTCATGGATGGTACTGGAGCTGATGCCCAAGTAGAACCATTCAGAGATTGTATCACCAGTTTCATCAAAGATACTGTCAAAGCCCAAATTGTTCAAACATACGTTAGCTCGTGCATTGACAAAAGCTTTCATTGCCACAGCATTGATGCCTTCAATGTCTCCTTGGGAGAACAACAGGTCAACAATACGGTGCTCATGATCCACCAAAGCCTTAGCTGCCTGATACACACGCTCCTTCATCCACTCCTTGTCCAGCTTGTTCTCTTCCATGTAGGTGCGGAACAACCAAGCACCTGCTTCGTGGTGGATGTTCTCATCTCGCACGGAGAAGTTGATACCTGCTACAAGGTTACTCAGCTTGTTCTTACCGTTACTCTGGAAGTGCTTCAGGAAAGCAAAGCTAGAGTACAGGATACAGCCTTCCATCATTGAGAAGACAGCCAAGGAAAGGGGAATATCACGACTACCAGCAATAGCATCCAAGTACCCGACACGGCTAGCCAGTACAGGATCATACTGCCAAGATTGATGGAACTCTTCAGTAGCCAATCCAAGTAGTTCGTTAATGCGGTTATAAAAGCGTGCATGGACATTGCTTTCAAAGTAGCAGAAGGCATCGGCCATCAGGCCAATATCAGGATGCTGAAAATTAGGTTTAACAGTACCAGACCAATACTCATCACCAACAATACGCTCGTATTTCGTGAAGAGCTTGAGTGCAGTAGTAACACCATGGCGTTCAGCAGGAGTAAAGTCGGTAAGAATTGAGTGTACATCTTTTTCCAGATCAATCTCATCAAAGGTCCAAAACACACCATTCTGTTTATCGGCAAAGGCCAGAGCCTCAGGATAATCGAAGGTGTATGCTGTCTTCTTAATTAATAGGTTTCGCATCAGTAAATCTCTCTCATTAGTTGTTCTTGTTTATCTTCAATGTAATCTTCAAAGCGCTCGATGATGTCATCACTGTGGATGTTAAGTAACTCCAACAGTGTGACTTCATCGATACGTTGAAGCTTCTCTTTAAGTTCTTCAAACGTCAGATTCATCATAACTATCAATCAGCTTATCCAAGTACCAGCGAGCTTTTTTCAAGTCCTCTTGACCGTTCTTGTCCATAAAGCGCATCAGGTATTGCATCATCTGTACATAGTCAGGGACAAATAAAGAGTTGCGGGTAACATAATGAGTAGGCATCTTGTCAACCAGTTTCTCAATAACATCCCGAACTTCAATGCCCTCTTCCTCGAACAGCATATAGTGCTTAGGCTTCTCCACTGGATCGTGAGTGATACCTTTGTAAGATACCCAGAAGTCCTCAAACTCGACACCGTTGGTGTTCTTGAACCAATCGTCAATAGCTTCCTTCAAAGGCTGTGCATCGTGGCTTGGTTTGGTCATGTAAACGGTTCCTTTCACGTAGTTAGAGTACCCAGTACAGCCTGCACAAGGAGCTTCCAAGTCTTTGTCCATCAGTGCATAGAAGCACGTATTACACTTGTTTTCCATACTTCCTCTCCAAGTATTCAATGGACAGCAGCATCTCATCGAAGCCTCCGTCCTTGACATCGTTCAACATTACCAGTCCTCGCCAATGACGGTTAGAGAGCTGGTCCATATAATCTTCGTCGTGAAGATAGTAGCTGCCTGCAATGATAGCACAGATAGGCTTACCGTCAGCACGCTTACCGTAGGCAATCTGTTTTCCTTGCTGATGCCCTGCAACGCAGCTCATGTGCAACTTGTTTACAATAGCAGAAGCAGTGCCAGCGGGTCTGCCCATTGCACCAACAGGCCAGTAGTGATTAAAACCAACCCCATTGATAAACACAGGATGAAGAAATTCATGTACTTCCCAGTCCTTGAGGTTGAGATGGTCATGGGTCATCAATCCTTCTAACATTGGATTATTCTGTACAGCTCGTGTCAACCTGTGACAGTGATTCCCTTTCAAGAACACCATACGAGGTTTGTATATTTTATGTTTAGACTCCTTCTGAGACTTCTGCAAGTCTTTCAAAGGAGCTAAGAGTATGTTCATACCTTTATTACCAGCTTCGACGTCAGCAAGGTAGCGTTTACCTTCAAAGTATTTGCTACCAGCTTTGTCGTGACTGCTCAGGCTCGGGAAATCCCAATGATCCCCAAGATGTACAACCACATCAGGACGGTAATCGCAGATAGCTTTACCAGCCCATGTAAGGTGATCTAGAGGAACATCCGGCTTACATTGTGTGTCGGGGATGCAGAGGATCTTCATGTTTACCAAGCTTCCACAGGTTCGTTATCGTCATCGTCATTGAAGTACTGACCAGTCCAAGGATCAATGTAACCCCACTCATCCTCAACCAAATGCTGATATTTTGGCTCTTTAATGCGTACCTGTGACCGGATGTCATACTTGTAGATGGATTCAAGGAAGCGCACATAGTCATCCAGTGCTTCCATCCACGTAGGGCCGGGATTCTCAATAGTAGTATTGTATACTTTACCTTCGCAATCTGTATAGCGGAAAGCGTATTCTGTTTGATCTTCATTGTTCATCGCTCATCTCCTTCACCCATCAGGGTATTGTTTGTTTGTCGTTGCGCAAGCTTACGCAGGTTCTGACTGGCTACATCAGCCAAGTTCCAACCCATGACCGTAGACAATCCAGCAATCTGCCAGAGCACATCACCTACTTCCTTTTGCATACCTGCTTCGTCCAAGACACCATCTCGAATCCATTTGGCATACTTACCTGCAACTTCACCTGCTTCAGAGGTCAGATTAGCCACCATGTAGGCAGGGTTCTTAGCTGTCTCTAGTGCTGTCTTAAAAGCCAGTTCCTGATATTCATTTAGTAGCATGGGTTATCTCCATCAACGATTACAAACTTCAAATTAAGATACTTCTGAGCATCCCCGGGGTACAACCGACGCTCGGCGTGGAAGCCACCTGAGGCTGCATAATTCTCGGGTGCTGTATCAGCGTTGTACACAATCTCCAGTAAACACCGTGCCCTACGTCGTAACTCTCCAATACTCACCGAATTATCAGGACTATCATGGTAAGTCCATTTAAGACAATCCATAACCTTCTTAACTTTCTCAAAGTCAAACTCGTCTAGCAAGTCTTCAATCTGTTCAATACGCATTGTTCAATTCCTTTGCATAAAACAACTCTTTAACGGCAGGAAACTGCTCACAGACGATCAGTTTCACCTGTTCAGCAACCTCTCGGTGTTCCTTCTGCGTAGCCTTGTCACAGCGAATATCCACATAGTGAAGCCAACTACGCAGATTACCTGCCATGTACATTCTACTCATGGTTAAACCTTCAGGCAACAGCTTTCGTGCCTGCTCTTTGGCAACCCCTTTGGCAAGAGCCATGTTATAAACCAATTCAGCATCATCACGAATCCTTTGCTGTGCTTTAAACCACCAACCATGCAACTCAGAGTCGCCTACTTCTAAGCTGTTCTGTCGGTTCTTAGTGTCCTGTAGGCGAACCTCGGACAACTCAAAACCCTGTACAGCAGCATACCGCTGCGAGAACTCTTGGAAGCTGAAGCTACGGTGTCGCAGAATCTGCCGTGCAATGTCACGGGTAGTCTCAATCTCCAAGGACAGATGTACCATCTCCAGAGGACTCCAGTGCTTGTTGTTAATCAGATACTTCAGCAGCTTCGGGCCTGTCTCAGTTGCGTATTGGTTGTCTGGGTTAGAGACACGAGCCATATACGCCAGCAGGTCTTGAGCGTCCTTGATACCTTTCTCAACCAGCCCCGGAGCAGGGACAGAGTAACAAACCAAACTTACCTTAGACATCTTCACCTTCTACTTTCAACTTATCACCTTCACGAATACCTGCTTTGAGGGCTTCCAAGATACCCAATCGAAGCAAGGATTCAGCTTCCTCTGAGGTCAGGTCAAAGGTGTAGCTTGCGCTGCCATCTTCATTGTCTTTAATAAATTCAACTTTCATCTAACCACTCCTGTGGGATTATTTTATCAGCAAAGAGATAGCCATTCTTCCTACACCACATAGCATACGTAGTCTTAGACGTTTTGCTTATGCGTGCATTGGAATTGCTAAAGACGAAACGAATGTCAAGCTCGGGGTTATGTTTCTTAACCAACAAATGCTTCTGACGATCAGGAGCTAAGAAGCGTCCCTTTGTCTCCACAATGATCCCGTTAGGAAGTTGAAAGTCGGGTGTGTACACATGAGAGGAAGCAGGTTTAATGTACTTCAGCTTAACCTTCTCGTATGTGTACGCAACACCTAGACTATCCAACTGTTCCGCTATGCGCTCTTCCAATCCGCTCCTAAACCCATACTTTATTGCAACTTGTTTGTAGGTTGCCATATCTCTCCTTCATATCGTCTCAGCCACAGGAGCTGTCCTTGTTCCGAAAAATACTCTGCCGTATGCCCCAGTTCTTGATACTTTTCCCACGCAGCTTTGAGTAGCCCTTCTTTTGTGGTCTGGTCTTTAAGAACTTTTTCAGCCTTCTTAGGGCCAATTCCTGCCAAGCAGGGGATGTTGTCGATCCTATCCCCCGTAAGTAGTTGCAAAACAAATGCCTTGTACGCATTAAACTCATCGACATAGTACCTCTCATCCTTTACAGGGTTGTAGTGCCATCCTTGAAGCTGATCGAGGTCTTTGTCCACATGAACAATCCAACACTTATCTAACATCTTGGTCGATTCAATGGCTACGGCATCATCAGCTTCCTCACCAACCGTAACGATAGCATCATGACGCTTGACTAGATGCTCCCGCAGGGCTTCGTAGTGCTTAGGTCGTTGTACATCCTTACGGTTGCCTTTGTAGGGAACTGTCTTGGCAATGTCATAACGGTAGTTAGATTTACCTGTAATCCAAGCTTTGTATTCGTCAGCCTTGAGATTCACATAGATAAAGTCTTCTAACCACTCCGTTAATCGTGCCTTAGCGATGCCGACTGGCTCATCCTCCGTACTGAATCCGATACGGTACACGAGAAAGTCAGCATCAACTAATGCAATCTTAGGCTCGTCAGAGGACGTCTGAGTCATCTTCGCCTTCGGCATCTTCACCGTAGACAACCAAGTCAGTCACGATGATCTTACCAATCGACGGAGCAGCACCGAACTTAGCAGACATCTTGTGGCGATAGGAACCTACCAAAGCAGTTACCTTAGTACCGTTACCGATCTTGCTGATGTCAACAGGATTACCTTCAGTGTCCACAGGCTCGAACACGAACTTGGACTTACCCACAATGTAATTACCCATTGTGTCTTTGTTCTTAATCACAATACCTTGCTCTTTGAGAGCCTCACAAGCCTTGTCAGACAGCATACCAAGGGTACATTCGTACTTGGTGTTGTCTTCGTTGAACTTGGTGTTGAATTCCTTCATCCAGTTAGCCCAGAAGAGTTGACCAGAGACTTTGACAGGTTTGTTATCCATGATTTAATTTCCTTTAATTTCCATTTATGAAAGTTCCTGCTTACTATACTACAGGGACACTGCCGACCGGATACCCAGTCCTTAGAGCGTCTTTCGACAGGATTTAGAATCCCCAGCCCTTGTGTCAGATCAAGCTGTTTGGTGCGAGTGGAGGGCTTCGATCCCTCAATCCTTACGGCGGCAGATTTTAAGTCTGCTGTGTATACCAGTTCCACCACACTCGCTTCCTTGCCTAATATTGTACACTACTTTTTAGCAATGTCAATGTGTTTCTCTCCAATTTCTACCGATCTTGTACTCGCCATCCAGAGGACACCGAAGCTTGAAGTACTCTCCTGCCTCTATGATTGACATCCTAGCAGCTTTGCCTACTTCTTCAGCAATATCCTTAGGACATTCAAGCTGAAACTCATCGTGAACATTGGCAACATACTTGACAGGCCACTTATTAGCCTTGACTTTGTTGTCAAAGATCACCAGAGCCTTTTTCATCACGATAGCACCTGCACCTTGGAGGAGCGAATTGAGAGCTGCATGCTCGGATCGAACCCAAATACGCCTCCCATCAAGTCCGGGAACCCATCCTTTTGCTGCTTGTTTGCTGACCCTTTGGATGAGCTTTGCGAGGGCTGGCGTTTGCTGGAGGAACTTAGCTTTGAGCTTTGTTCCATCTCTTGCACTGCCTCCCACAATGCTACCAATCTTCGCATCTCCCGCTCCATATAGGAAGGCGTAGATAAAAGTTTTTGCATTGTCTCTAGAAGCGAGTCCTGCTGCTCTTTGGTTAACTGTATGAACATCCGTTCCATCTTTAGATGATCCCTCACAGACAGTTCTGACATATCCTTCATCCCTCATATAGTGAGCCAACATACGAAGCTCCAGACCTGAAGCATCGCAACCTACCAACACATTACCGTCCTCTACTGTCCAACATTCCCGACATTCAGGCCCATAAATGGAGCTACTGTTTGGAATTTGAGCCATGTTAGGGCTACTGTGGGTCATCCGACCCGTTACAGCGCCGTTGGTGATAACCTTACCGTGTACCCTGCCATCCTTACCTACAGCTTCCATCCATGACTCAATCTGACTGATACGTTTCTGTAGCATCAGATACTCAGCAATGATCTGAGCCTCTGGAATCTTGATGTTAGCCAAGATAGTCTCGTCCACTTTTGGCTGACCTGTCTCGGTAAACTCCTTAGGCTTCCACCCAAGTTCCTTCAGTCGTTCTCCGATCTGCTGTCGGCTTCCGGGGTTGAAAGTAACCACGCTGTCCTTGAGTCTCTTTCCTGTTTTGTCAGAGTATCGCTCAATAGTGACAGGAGGCCATCTCTGTTGCATTCGCTCATATATTCCTGCCACTTTTGACTTGATGTCAGCAAGTAACACTTGGGTGTAGATTTGGTCAAGTTTGAACCCATTCCTTTCTTGTTGAGCTATGATAGCCGCAACGCTTTGCTCTAACTCCAACGATTCCAGACTGAACTGTTTCTCATTAAACTCATTGCATAGTTTAAGATACAGCTTAGCAGTAACTTCAACGTCCCTAATGCAGTAATGATTAAGAAGGCTGTCAATAGGATTGTCAAAGCATTCACCTTTGTATTCCTCTTTCCTGTCCATCATCCACTGCCACACGGCAGTATAGTCAATCTTGTGGAAGCCTAAGGTGTTTCCCCAAGCTTCGAGGCTGTGCCCTGTCTCCCTGCTCGGGTCGAGAAGCCTGCTTACTATCAATGTATCGTACACTTGATTCAAACGAATCTTCGTCTTCCATAAGCGATTCAATACTGGAGCATCGAAAGCGATAATGTTTTGGCCAATCAGGAGTGTAGCCTTGTCTAGATAGTTTATTAGACCACTTGGATGTTTCCATAACTTTATTTCCCCAGTATCAATGTCTTTGGTTACGGCAACATGAATCTTGTCATGCGCTAGGTTGGTCTCGATGTCTAGGACGATTCTCATTTGTTTCTTCCAAAAGCCAAAAGTAATTACATCCATCTTTGTCACGAGGAGAGTCTCTAAAGTAACTCTGACGATACTCTGAAGGCTTGGCCTGCGCCCGGTAACACTTGTCAAAGTCAGGGCATGAGTAGTCGTTACACATTGAAATGTCAGGCATGATCTTTTTCCTCATTTAATGTTCAACCATAATCCTATCTGTGCGAACGCATAGCCAGTCCAGATCATACCATTAGAGATTTCTCCCTTGCTCCATTGTAGCACACCTACGATCAGGTATCCTACTCCAGTGGCTCCCACGATTAGGTGCTCTACTGTCATGTGTTGCTCGCTACATCTGCTTGGATTAGATTTGCAGCAACGTGCCAATAGTTATGAACACCTTTTGCTGCTTCGTGCTGAATCATCAACAGGTTAACAATGCGCTGGCGCTCTGCTAATATGGCATCGTCAAAACGCTTCAGCCTCATTTGTGCATGTGTAAAACTGTAGTCTTTTCTGACAAGCTCGGCAAAGCGTTTAAGTCGGGTGTCAAATTCAGCGTGATGGTCATCCCACCCAGCTTCACGCGCCATCTCAATCACTGTTTTCATTTATTATCCTCTTTAGGTTTCTTCTTACCAAATATCTGATCCCAGTTATCCCTGAACTTCTGAGGGTCTGGGATGGGCCTTGGTGCTGATCCTTTACCTCCGTCGCTCATAGTGCCTCCTCCTCAACTTCAACCATACGCCCAGTATACCCATTGTACTGCAACTTGCAAGCCGGACCAGTCTCGCCATTGTACCGATTCTTAGCCACTGCAATCTTGGTCAGGTGTCGTTCATCTTCGTTCTCAGCCATACTATTCCTTTCCAGTGTAATCACTGCATCGCTCAGTTGTGCAATAGCTCCAGAGCCCCGCAACTGTGACAATGACACACTACCCCCGTCCTCATGGCCTTGATTACCCTGTGGTCTACGCAGGTGAGACACGCAGATCAAGGTAATGTTCAGCTCTTGCACCAGTGTGCGTAGCTTGGTCATCATGTTGTCAATAGATTTACGTTCATCTCCAAGGTCTTGACCAGACACGACAATAGAAATATGGTCCAGAAAAACCACCCTGCAATCACAAGCTTTGGCCATGTATCTAATTCTGTTAGAGAT